TGCTCGAACACGGATTTTTGCTCGCTTGTAACGAAGGGGTCGGCGGGGTCAAAAATATATATATAGCGAATTGGGAATATTTCGCAAGCGGCATAACTATCGATGCCGCCACGGGAATTATCGACGGCTTACCGGGTACCGCGGGTAGTGTTGACGTTTTTCAATACCAACCTAATCGAAACACGGGGGCGTTGACGGTGGCACCTACTGCCAACCTCGAAAACGGAACACTCTATTATGAGCAAACCGTTGAGTTGACTCTCGGAAAACTTGACTACGTTAAGAAAAAAGAGCTCGAGAATATGTCGAAAGCGAAATTGATTGTGTTCGTTCAGCTTTACGATAATCAAATCGTTTGCGTTGGACGTACCGATGGGGCGTTTTTAACTACGGGTTCATACCAATCGGGAAAGGCGAAAGGCGATTTGAATGGTTACCAAATTACGTTAACCGCTCAAGAGCCTCAACAACCTGATTTCTTAGAGGAATACTTCCCAGCGAGTGACGTTCCGTTCAGTAATTTCACGGGTATAACCGTTGTGAATTTGTAATATATAAAGGGTTTAGATGTTTAAAACGGGGTGGGTGTTTGCCCGCCCTTTTTTTATAAAATAATGGAATACTTAACTACTAACCAAGCGGGGCAAATAATGCGGTTGGCACTCGATGAGAGCCGCCAATATTTCGCGGCCACTTTCACCCATTATTTACTAATTTTAACCCACGAGGAAAATTCCACAACGGGAACCGACCTCGCTCAGGTGCCAACTATCGTAAACGAAAACCAACGAATAACGACTCTCACCGTTACTACTGCGGGGCTTACTCTCGCGGGGCGTTATCGGTATTATGTTTATGGCCAAAATTCGGCCGTGAATCTTAATCCGAACGACGCCTCGGTGGTTGGTTTATGCCGCATAGGATGGGCCGTAATGAGCGACGCGACCACGTTTTACGATATACCCACTATAACTATTAACGACGATATTATTTACAATGGATAAACTCTTAAATAACGCGGTTAGTGTAAAGCTCGCCGATTACACGGTTATAAGTTCGGCTGAGAAAACCGATCGCGGTGGCTGGGTGAATTTTGGGGTTAATAATTTATTCCCTCAATACCTCCGCGAACTCGCCCAAACGGGAGCCGTTCACGGTTCTTTGTGTATTTCAATAGGCGATATGATAGCGGGCAAATCACTCGAGGCGGGATTATATCAAAAGCGCATTGAGGAGCTAAATACTTACGAGGTTTATTACGGCGCGTCTCACGACTACAAAAAATACGGCGGTTTTTACATCGAGGTAATTTATACTTACGATCGCGAGAATATTGCGAAACTGCGCCACATTCCATTCGAGGAGTGTCGTTTGGGAATTCACGGCGAGGACGAGGAAATAATGGGCGTTTGGCATTCGAACGATTGGGCGGCTACTAAGCGCAAAAGGAATAAGCCCGAATTTATCCCGCTTTTTAATATCGCTAAAAAGGCTGAGGAACCTCGCCAAATTTATTATTGTTTCAATTATACAAGCGGCCAATTTTACCCGCGTCCCGATTACTACTCAGCGATTAACTCAATTGAATTAGCTAAGGAAATTTCAGTTTATCACATTAACAATATCGTAAACGGGTTAATGCCATCGTTTATCGTTTCGATGTTTCAAGGTGCGCCCGACCCCGAACAACAACGCGAAATGAAACGGGATTGGGAACGTGAATTAACGGGGGCGAAAAACGCGGGTAAATTCATAATGACTTTTAACGAACGCGATACGCCGAAACCTGATATTACGACTTTTCCGCTGAGTGATGCCGATAAACAATACCAATTTTTAAGCGAGGAGTCTACGTCGCTTATAATGGTTGCCCATCGAGTAACGACACCTCTTTTGTTTGGTATACGCTCGGCCACGGGCTTCGGTTCGAATAAAGACGAAATGGCGGTGGGATTAGAAATTTTCACTAACCAAGTTATTGAGCCCGCTCAACGTAAAATTTCCAAAGCATTCGAGGCGGTTTTAACTTGGGAAATGCCCGGTTTAAATATTACCGTCGTTCCAAATACGCCGCTTGCAATGGATAACCCCAACACTACGCCGACAATACCAGCGGCTCCCGTTGCAATGGAGGCCGAAAAAAAAAAGTGTTGTTCACTTGAATTAGCCGAGGAATCATATAAGCCAACGTCCGAAATGGCGGCTCAGGCTGAGTTAGGTTTAAAATGGCGCGATATGTACGGGAGGGGAGGTACTGAAGTCGGAGTCGCTCGGGCTCGAGATATTTCGAACCTCAGGAATTTAAGCGTTGACACAATTAAACGAATGAACTCCTATTTCAGCCGTCACGAAATTGATAAAAAGGCGAAAGGTTGGGCCGCGGGTGAGGAAGGTTTCCCAAGTGCTGGGCGCATCGCGTGGCAACTTTGGGGCGGCGATGCTGGGCGCGACTGGGCTTCTCGAATCTTAACTCGCATAAACCGCGAGAGCCTGAGTTCTCAAGTTGCCGACGAACTTATAGCGCTCGGTGAGGACACGCCCGAGGGTTATATTTTAATAGATTCCTACGAGGTCGATTACGAAAATGACGATTATGAGAACGAGGAACTAATTAAAATCGAGGCGCACGAACTGGCTTCGACGGGTTCGGCGAAACCAATGGCTCCGAGCGATCAAGATTCAACGAATTACGCGGGGGTCACGTTTATGACTCGTTACCGTTATTCAGGTGACTCAGTAACCGAGCGAGAGTTTTGTAAAAAAATGAAGGCCGCCGACAAGTTGTATCGAAAAGAGGATATTGAGGCAATGGAATTAAAAGCGGTAAATCCTAAATGGGGCCCGAATGGTTCCGATTTTTATTCGATTTGGCTTTATAAAGGCGGTGGGAATTGTCATCACTTTTGGCGAAAAGAGGTTTATATTAACGCGAAAGGCATTAACCCACTCGCTAACGACGCGCAAAAAATCGCGGTTGCACGGGCCGAGAAAATGGGGTATAAAGTGCGAAACCCTGAGCTCGTTGCGTTGTGGCCTATCGATATGGATTATAACGGGTTTTTACCAACTAACCCGGTTTATGGAATAGAGGGCAAAAATTATAGAAGATAAAATACAATGGCTGAAATACTTTTAATAAACGACGTGTATATCAAAAAATACACGAACATTAACGGGGCGGTTGACCCGAACCTATTATATCCCGCAATTTATTTGGCTCAGGACAAACACCTCGCGCCTTATTTGGGAACGTCTCTTTATGAAAAAATAAAAAACGATATACTTAACAACACGCTCGCGGGGGCGTACCAAGACTTAGTTGAGGATTATGCCCGCCGAGTTGTGTTGTGGTGGGCTATGGTAGAGGCCGCTCCGACGCTCACTTATAAAGTCGATAACGGCACAATGGTGCAACGAACCTCCGAGGACTCTCAGCCAGTCGGCGACGTTATTTTTAAAGACCAATTAACACGTTGGCAGCAAAATGCCGAGCACTACACCTCGCTAATGGTCGATTGGTTATGCGCGAATTCGAGTTTATTGCCTGAGTATTCAAACAACCAATGGCCCCAGCGCCCGCCGATTACAATTCAAAAGAGTTCGGCGAGTTATATTTTTAGCTCGGGCAATACTGCGAGCTCGAGAACGGGTTATCGTTACCGCTCAATTAATCAAATACCTTAATGACTAAAATCAGTAAAACCGCCGAGAAACGCCGTTTATATATCGAGGCGTTGAAACGCTACGAAAAGCAACTACTCAGTAAAACGAAACCGAAAAAATGAACCTCCTCGACATTGACTTGAGCCAACCCGTAGACGCTATGTTTAAAACGGGTACTATGTTACTCGTTGCAACGGGGCTCGAGTTTGCGAGTGGATTCCCGCCGTTATTAATGGACTGCGCGAAATTCCTTGCATATCTTGGGGCTTCAATAGCATTTTGGAAATTTATGGGAATGCTTTTGTTTCCGAGTAAATTTAAGAAAAAAGAGTCCGAATGATACTCGCGGGGCTCATCATTGCGCTGGTTGTTTTCGGGCTTTATATCGTTTATGAGTTTATGGTTTTAAATCGTTTAATGAACGAGAGCGAAAACCGTATCTTAAAGATGCTCGACAAGGCGGTCGATAACGTGAATATTTTTTTTATAGGATTGTGGGCCTCGTTATGGAGCTCTGACGATCACGACGATGACGAACTAACCGATTAAATCAAAAATAAAATGGAGGAACTTTTACCCACTTCAAACGGCGATGCGATTCGCGAGGTTATTATCATTCTGATTGGCTTAATTATACGCGCCATCGAGAAAAGAAAACTAAAAAAGTCAGTTAATGCCGAGTCGGAAAATTGAATTTTGCGTTGAGGTACTGCGAGAGGCTTGGGCCTATGGTTCAAAGACATTCGCCGAATTGCATCCAGCCGAGCCCCAACCATTTTTAACGTGTACTTATCGGAATAACGATGAGCAAGCGGCGCTATATGCTCAGGGTCGAACTAAACCGGGTAAGGTGGTTACTCAGATAGCCCGCAATGGTAAGCACAATTCGAACCCCGCTAAGGCTTTCGATATTGCATTTAAAAACGAAAGCGGGGCCCTTGACTGGAGCCCCGCCTTATTCGAGAAATTTGCGGCCATTCTCGCCGAAAAATACCCCTCGGTTGAATGGGGCGGCAAATGGAAAAAATTTAAAGACCGCCCACACTTCCAAGTTTAAAACCTGAGGTAAATCGGGTTATGAGTTAACTCATATAACTCGCTACTAATTTGGTGATGTCTATGAATATCGGCCGCCTTATTAGAATAGAGTAATTCGTGGCGTTCCTTTCTTAACTTAAGGATTCGAATCGCGTTGCTAAAATCATAAATTTGGGTTCTCATAATTCTCTGTTTAAAAGGTTTTGGGCCAAATGGCGGGCCTCTTTTAATCCGTTGACATAACCGCGCGTGCCGTCTGAATAATTCAGTTGGTGCGGCTTATATACCTCGATTATTTTATCGAGTTGCTCGATTAGTTCATAAAGAGAAGTCGTCGGAATTTTGCTCATTACTTTGAATTATTATTCCCATAAGTATTAAACATTGCAGATAATAGAGGCTTGCTTAGAAATGACTATTTTTATGTCAAATATTTGTCGTCAATTAAGGTATTTGACGCACTCTCTAGCCTATCAAAGAATAAAAAAACGAATGCTTTTTGACATACGGATATATCCTACTCGAATATGAATATTTGATTCATGCTAAAATAAAAATAAACATTTGATTCATATTTTCTCTATTGAGTGACGATATGATTACAAATTATAAATGTATAATACATTGTGTGCGACCGTGGAACTACATATGGACTCAAAGCTGTTATTTTCTGAAAATAAAATAGTTTTATTCTAAAGATTTATTAGTATTATAAATTTGTTACCCCAACAAAACAGACCATTCGCAATTTTTACTTAGAGACTAGAGTAAGTTGAAATTATCAATGCTTCGTTTCAATGCACCAATATTCACTGCAGTCTGCGTGTCAATAAATGATACTTCATTCTTTTCACAGAGTTCCTTAGTAAAGTTCCTTAATTTTAGCACGGTTGAGAAGAACCGATTGCGGTGAACGTTGTTACTACTTTCACCTTCATTACAAAAATAAACAATTCCTGCATCATCTTGCATAAACACCAAAATATGCTTCACTGCGTCGATTGGCAGGCCAATTAACAGTTTAGTACGAGCTGATGTAGCGTTCGATCATTTATAGGTTAGTGACGAGTTTAAAATCAACTGTTTTGTTTCTTACCAATTAGCTTCATCTGATCTCTTACGGAATAATCTCCCCACTCAACTACTATGGTTCGATAGAAAGGATAAGCTTTTTCAATTACATCATGCATCTTTTCAATATTGTGAAGATTACTAGATTTCGTAATAACTATAGTATCCCTTTTAGTCATCCCATCAACATTAAAGTAATTGAAGTACAGCGATCGCATTGATCTAATATCCTCATGGAAGTTGCTTAGATGCTTCTCGGTCGCCAAATTTGTCCCTACAAATATCTGGCTGTAACATTTCATTGCT